TGAAGGCGAAACTAAATACGAAATTGGCGATGCTTGCATCGATTGCGGTTCTTGCGAATCCGTTTGCCCAGTTTCTGTAATTTCTGCTGAATAGTACAACAAATCTAAAAGACCAGTAAACGCTTATGTTTACTGGTCTTTTTATTTTTACAAAACGGTAAAAATCACCTAATTTCTTCTCGGTTGCTCAACCGTTGCTCACCTTTTAATAGGTCATCTCCGTAAGGTAACTTATTCACCGCATCAATATATTGTTGTAGTGTTTTATGCGTATAGACATCTGCAGTGATATTATCCTTGTTAGCGTGGCCGACGATCCGTTTGATTATAATTTCATCAATACCTATGTTGCTGCATATCGAGATAAAGGTATGCCTTGTGTCATGTGGCTTGTGCTCGCCTAGGTTCCATTCTTTACATCTTTTTTGTAGTTCTTTACGATAAATGTCCTTATGTATCACGCCATCTAGTAGGCACTCGGAGCGTTTAAATTTTGCTTGCTGGTAGAGTTCCTTGATGAAAGGGGAGATACATTCTGCAATAGGGATAGCTCGATTACGGCCAGCCTCCGTTTTAGAACCGCCAATCATATATCGTTCTTTAATGTGGACATCATCAACTCGGATTGTTTGTAATTCGTTCAATCTGAGCCCCGTGTAGGCGTATATGAGTGTTAGCTTGGATATTATATCATTAGAGTGTTGCCAAAGCTCATAGAGCGCTAAATTTGTAAATATGTTAGCTTTCTTAATCGGCGTAGCGTTTTTATTAATAATAATATCGGAAAGGTAGTTGCGGGGAATAACTTCCTGCTTAACTGCGAGAGTACCTACAGAAACTATGATCGCTTTAATTAATTTTTGATAAGACTTTGTGTGCGTCGAATTATCGAATATAGACTGCAGATGAGCCGCTCTAAGATTTTTCATTTCAATATTGAATAGATGCTCTACTAATTTTCGCACAACGTGCATGCTTTTAATTCGCCCTTTAGATAGCCCTTGGCGTTCAGCTTCTTCCATACGCCAATCAAAGCACTGCCCAAAAGTAATTTTGCGTTCCTCCTGAATTTGTGGATTAGTGGAGAATAGGGCAAGGGCATTATACGCTTCCTTTTGCGTCGCAAAGGTGCCTATGGATTTTCGTAAGGGTTTACCCTCAGAGTTGTATCCAAGGGTCACCACGGCTCGATATGGCTTACGTAGAGCCTTATGTTTCATCTTATACACGGTGCCAGTACCATTGGCGCGTTTCATGGCCATAATTTCATACCTCCTAAAATACCCCTATCTGAGTAGTATCGGATAGGGGCTTTACGTTTATTAATCACTTGTCTTATAGACTAATTTATTTTCTTTATCCATAAGTTCTGCTAATTTATCAGTGGTAATAGGTATTTCAATTTTATCGCCATTTCCATTAATAAATTTAATAGTATACGGTGGGTTCATAATTATTTGTTTAGGTATTGCATAGTAGACAAGGGCATAGCTATGCGGCATCATATCATAGATTTTGGTATTCATCGCTACTGGGATTATATACTGATTGTCCTTTTCTATAAGTAATCGTTGTGATGGTAGTTGAGGCATTACTGTACCGGCTAATGGATTCTTTAGATGAAGTGCATATGTAGCTATGTATACATAATCATTACTGTTTAGTATGGCTTTCTTAAAAGATTCGTCTGGAAAAATCAGACGATCGTCTTTGGAATATGATACATATTTAGTGATTGTAGCTGGGGTAATTAATACCGCGGCGCCACCAGCTCCACTCCGAAGTTCAACTCCATAATTAATTGGGCTTTCAAGTTTACGATCAGTTTTATAATTTTGCCCGGTGCTCCAGATTTTATCATACGTTTCTGGGGTTACATCAATAAATTGTGCAAATGAAGAACTAGCAACTGTTGCAAATATTGCCGCGATAGATAAAATTTTATAGAATTTCATTGTTTATCTCCCTTATTAATCTCCCATATTAATCTCTTACAAAGTCACATTGTACATAACAACCTTACCAATCAGGTATAAGTCATCTGTATTCTCGTAACTAAATATGATGTCCCGAAATGCCATATCCGAGCTATCAGGTTTAAATACAAATTCTTTATGTTGTTTATCATTGTAGAATCTTTTAACTGTATAATCCCCTCCATTCTTAATAACTACAATATCTCCGTCATGGATATCTGGCAGTTCTATATTTCTTAATACAGCGATAATAGCGCCGTTTTGGATAACGTTGTTCATGCTTTCACCGTTAACCGGCATAAGTATAATATTCTTATTGCCTGCGTAACGACCCATCATGAAATCAGGGACAGATATAGTAGGCATGAAGTTAATGGCGTCTATCGTGGTTAACGCGCCCGCTGATACAGATGCAGGTACGTATTTGTAATTGTTGAGGTGAACCATATCTATAAACGCATCAGATTCTGCGTCAAAACGGCTGGCTGATTCGAACTGTTCAAATTTGTCTGAATCGCCGTTAAACACGCTCGGGATATATTCATCATACATGTCGTTATCCTTATAAAACTGGGACAAACTTTTACCATATACATCGCATAATTTTTTGAGTAAAAACAAATTAATGGGCTCTATCTCTGCCTCATAATCCTCAAGGTCTTTCTTGGGGATTTTTGTTATTTTTGACAGGTCCGAAAGGGATAAACCTGAGTTCACTCTTTCATTGATTAGCGCCCCCGGGATGCGGTCATCGGCTATCAAGTCCGAATCTGTTAGGTAATCAACAGTAACATCATAACGTTCCGCGATGCTCTTTAGCAAATCCAAAGGAATTTGTCTCTTTTCAGATTCATAATTACTTAATGTATTTTGAGCAACACCTAAGTCTTCGGCGAACTGTAGTTGACTAAGCCCTAACATGTGGCGTAATTGTCTTAATTTCATAAGTCTTCCTCCTTAAAAGTCTCCCTGCTTACACAATATCACATATAGCGATATTTTTCAAATATATTGTTGACGATAATCTCAAATTGAGATATACTAATATCACAAATTGAGATATTTTAGATGTAAAGGGAGGTGATTGGATGAGACAGTACTTGATTGATGCCAGAAATAAAAAAGGGCTCACCCAGGTTGAGGCGGCAAGTAAGCTTTTTATGTCTCAAAATTATTTATCAAATTTAGAGACTGGCAAAAGACAGAAAAGCCTTAGCGTGGCAACTTTAAAGGCGTTCTCAAAAGTTTATCAGATTCCGTTGGCTGATTTAATCGCATCAGAATCTGCATATGGAAATACCTAATAGGTAACGAAATTAAAAGAAACGAGGGCAGCAAATGACAGATATGGAGATTTTGTATAACGCTTACCGTGATAGCGGGTTACAGACCAACGAGGAAATGGAAAATTTACTCGGATGGCCGAACGGTAAGATTAGAACTATGAAAGCCCGACTAAAGGCAAGAGGATTTATCGACTATGAATTCGGTAAGCCGGTTACGATTTTAAAGCCGTATCGAGAAGATGTGGAAAAGCCAGAAAGCTTCAAAGCAGCTATATACCGAGAGATGTTAGAAGTTTACATGGATGATTTCCGTAATCAAGATACTTTTAAAGATCGTTTACAAGTAGGCCAAGAAATCAGAATGATTTTGAAGGCTATATGAAAAGGAGGGGCAGTGCACATGATTAGAAAAGTGATTTCGGTCGCCCAAATGTCGACCGTGCTCGGTGTTAGCCTAACAGCTATCCGAGAGGGAATCGCAAGAGACCGATTTCCATTCGCATACGCCTGGCAGTCGCCGGGTAAGAAATCCCGTAGTTTTGTTATTGACAAAGAGGGGTTTAGAACATTCCTTGTCCATTCGCTAGGTTGGGATGTGAAAGTAGTTGATGCGGAATTTAAATCCGCTGGAATTCATTAGGAGGAATTAATCATGACATGGATTGACGCAGGAATGCATTTGAGCTTAGCTGCAGCAGCAGTAGCATCTATTTTATCAATGCTGATGTTATAAAGGAGACCTTAACTATGACTGAAATTCCAGTAAACAAAACAGCAATGGCTGCACATTTAAAAGCAGTCGAATCAGATCGAATTTTAAATAGTATTGATTGCAATATTATGGATGCGGCATATGAGCTGCAAAACTTTATGTGCGATTACGACGAGTCGGAAATCCGTATTATCGTCACTACAGATGGTATTACAGCTGAACGAATCGAAGAGGAGGACGAGGATTAATGGGTTATATGTTAATTGGCACGTTTTTGGTTGCAGGTTCCATGGGAGCCTTAGAACTCGACCAAATAGGATGGGAACAGTTTATATTGCAATCGTTAATCGGACTGGTTCTATCTCTATACGGATTTAAAAAAGATATGGCAGAAGTTGACGCAGAAGAGCAGGAAGATGTCGTGTACATTCCTAAGGTAAGGAAATGCGGCAAATACTGCCGCAATCCATATTACAACTAAAAGGAGACAGAAAATGACAAAATCTTATGTCAGCAAACAAAAAGTAAGGGACTTCGTATCCCGTATTAGTTCTGATAAAACCGATGCAATTGAAAATGAATATGAAGCGCTATTAACTAAAGAAATTAAATCACTAGATGCCTTTAAGCGTTTAGAAGATGCTCTATCCGAAGCACGGAAAGCAGCTATGGAAATTAGGCAAGCGGGATTTGGCGGTAGCGTTTTGGCTAATATGCCGACTTCGGATTTTTTAATCGATCGCATGATTAGTCGGGGTAAAAGTTTCTATCATGAACCACCAAAAGCAGGGGCTGCTATTTGTAAGCTCTTAAAGCCGTTCGTGGAACGACTAACAAAAGTACGTAATGCTAGACAAAGTGCTTACAGAATTATTGATGAAGC